GGTAGAGCGTGTCCACCTGCTGCCTGGCGCTCGTGGCGGCCATGTAGCTGCCGGCCGTGAAGTTGTAGAACCGCACGAACTCGTCATCGTCCGGCATGCAGGCGATAGCGCCGGTACCGAATGCGCCCTGCTCGGCGTAGAGCGTGGGCAACACGTTGTACAGGTTGGAGCGCGCAAAGACGTCCTGCAGCACCTTCTCGGCCTGGTGTAGCCAGGACTTGACCGGGCCGAACTCCATCAGCGCCGCATCTGGCGTGGCCAGCTTGAACCACGGCCGCGAGGGGCTTGTCATGCCGGAGAACATGCCCGAGGCCAGGATCTTCAGCGAGGACCGCCCTGTCGAGTTGATGATCAGCTGGTCGCGGCGCTTGCCTTCGTTCGCATCAGTCGCATTCCAACGCCCCATGTCCGGGGCAATGTGGTCGCTGATCTCACGCCACAGCGGAAACCAGCCCCGGTCGCGCTCCAGCTTGAGCTGAGAGAGCCGGCGATCCAGCCGTTGACGCAGAGAGTCAGCCATTTACGCCCCCAACAGAGTTTTCTGCCCGGTGTTTGCGGAACCAAGCCCGCCAGTCAGGATGGTGCTGTTCTGCCCAGCGGCAGCAGCGCGGCGGCGGCGCTCGGATTCACGAGCGGCCAGCACGCCACCGTCTACCTCGGTCGGAGCTTCCGGTGCGCTGGCAACCTGGTTGGCGCCCATCTCGACCGGCTCCTGCACGAAGCCGTGTTTGTCGCCGAACACGGATGGCAGGCCGAGCGAGTCGAGCACCTTGTCGCCGCCCATCAGCGGGTCAACCTTCTTGATGATCTTTTTCAGCTTGCTGCCGCACATCGCATCTACCTCGCAAACGGGTCGTAGTCGCTCAGCAGCGCGGAGCCGTGAGCGTGTGTGTAGTCGGATTTCTGCACTGGGAAGGTGAAGGTCAGGGCCAGGGCGTCGGCGATGTCGGGAGACGGCAGGCCGCGGGCCTTGATGTCGTCCTTCGCCTCGAGCTGGATCTTGCCGGCCTTGTCATAGCTGTAGGTCGGAGTCGCCAGGTCTTGCTTGAGCCTGGAGTCAGCTGGGATAACGCCGCCCTGCCTGATCCAGTCAGCCATCGAGTACCACATCTCGGCGCGCTTGTTCTTGAACCGCGGGTGCCCAGCAGCGCCGCCGAAATGAACCTCGATGACGTGGAAGCCAAGCTGCCGGAGGCGATCGATAACGCCCTGCCCGTGCCCTGCGTCGATGAACACAGCATCAGGCTTGTGCTGAGTAATCTGCTGCGCCACATGGCCGGCGAATGTCATGTTGTCGATGCCCTGCCACACCAGCGGAGGGAACGAGCCGAGGCCCTGGCGCCGCATGATCACGCACGAGTCATCGCCATAGCGGGCAACGTCAACGCCCAGGACGACAGGGGCGAAGCTGTACTGATCTTCGCGCAGTGTGCGTCGACTCGAATCCTCGACCTCAGACAGACTAAGCAGCTGGTCATCACCGGCCGCCGAGAAGTCACACAGGTACTCGCGGGCAAAAGCGTTCTCGCTCATGTCAGCCCGCAGGCGCGTGACCTCACCCTCTTCAATCGCCTTGGTGTCGTACACCGTGTAGCGGACGCTCAGCCAATCAGCCTTGGACTGGCCGTCGAAGAACAGCTTGGAGAACAGGTTCAGGCCGTGCGGCGTTCCTATGAACAGCGCCCAGCCCTTACGATCGGACAGAGCGGGCTGAACAACCTCCTCCCACAGTTCCGGCTTGATCTGCGCAACCTCATCGATCACACAACCATCGAGGCGCAGGCCTCGCATTGCGTCAGCATTGTCGCCACCGAACAGACGGATCGTCGCGCCGTTGTGTGGAAACCTGATCCACAGCTCGGACTCGTTGACCTCGACGCCCGGGATCTTCAGGCAGTAGTGCTTCAGTCGCAGCCAGGCGATTGCCTTTGCCTGCTTGAGATACGGCGCCACGTAGGCGAACAACCCAAGGTCCAGCTGGAACTGCATGGCCTTGTCGACCAGCTCCATCACCGCCAGCTCAGTCTTGCCAGCCCGGCGATGCAGAGCACACACCGTGAACCGCTTGCGCTTGCTGTGAACCTGTTTCTGCCATTGCCTCGGTCTGTAGCCCAGATCAATCGTCTGCGTCTGAGCCATGAGGAACACCCGTCACTACGTTGTATGTCATGCCGCCCGAATGCTCGAGCGCCTGCTTGGCCTTGCCATAGCCGCGATCCAGCAACTCCTTGACCGCCGACACACGCGCCGCATGGGGCGCCTCGCCGTCACGAACGATCTCTACCAGCGACTTGATGGCCTCCTCACCAAAGGACTGAGCAATCTCCTTGATGTCGGCCGTCACCTTGTTTCGGCGACCAGCCGGACGGCCAGCGCCTGCACGCTTTCCGCCTGCTGCCATTTTTGAAATCCCTTGATTTTTTATCAGGACGCTGATTGGACCAGCTTCAGCCAGTCGAACGTGATGAAGATCGCAACGGTTACGCCATCGGAACCGATGAACTTCAGTCCCTCAGATCCAAGTGTGTAGGTGTGCGCGGTGATCTCGTGCTCAACGCCTATGGCGTGAACGATGTATGTGCTCATGCGGACTCCTCTCAAAAAAACCGCGTCTCTCATCCATCAGCTCAAGAGCGCAGTCCCCGCACAGGCCGCGCCCTACAAACGGCACGAAGTATCCGCCCGCCCTTAAAAGCTTCGCCTTGCAGCATCTGCAGCGCGCGCGCCGAGCGTGCTTTGATTCCATTCTGATCATCACGCCGAGGCCGGCTGCAAGTACGACAATAAGCGCCACGCCAAGGCTATATGCGACGTATTCCATGTATTCCATCAGCCCTCCTTTTTGACCTGCGCCAATACCTCCACGCCTCCATCCCCACCATCAGGCATACGCATGCTGTGAGGTAGAGGATGATCAGGATGGCGAGGGGGCGTTTCATGCGATGGCCTGTTTCACCTTGAACATGAACATCGGTTCGGTATCGCGCCCATGCACGAGCGGCCAAAGCAGGCCTTCGATCACGCTGAACGCCATGATCAGAAAGTCGAGTGGCGCCCACTTGGCGAACACCAGAGGCGCCTCGGAATCGATGTCACCCATCCACAGCGGAATGCCGTAGTAGCTGCCATGGTGCGAGCAGCCAAATGCCTTGGCGGCTTTCTCTGTCACGTATCCCAGCATCATGCGCTCGCCTTCTTCTCTCCCCAGCGGATAGCCAGGTCACGGAGCTTTTCGGTACCGAGGAAGCCAACCGATCCGCCGACGAACGTAGCCATGCTCTGCGGCAGGCCGAAGTACTCGAGCAGCGGCACCAGTGTCAGCGTGGCAAATCCACACAGCGCGCCTTCGAGGATCATCTGCCGCTTCGTGCCGCCTCCATACACCACGCGCAGTACAGCGATGGTCACGGACAGGGCGAATGCATACAGGCTCGGGGCGATGGTCTGCAGCCATGCAAGAGCCGCAGCCCACGTTTCAGGACGGTCGGGCATCTTCATATCTCGGTTATCCCGCATGGGGCAGTTGATTAAGTCCGGCCTCACATGCGCGTGCGATCCGCTCGGGGCAAGGAGGCAGGCATGGGGCCGGAATAGGGTCGGGCTTAGCCCTGTTCGTGCAGTCGCTGGCGGAGCAGGTAGCCTTCCAGCAGCCAAATCTTGTTGCGTGCGTTGTCGCGGGCGATCTTCCGGCCGATCTCGGCGTTGAAGTTCTCCGGCGAGGCGCATGCACTCTCACCTGTCACGGTGAATCCGTTCTTCAGGATCAAGACGCAGAAGGTCAGGAGGTCCAACTGCACTGGCGGCTCGATTGTTCCGCCCTCCTCGATGGTCAGCGCTGCCACCCCGGCGTAGCCGTCGCCAGCAGTGAAGTAGTGCTCGCTGGCGATCACCGAATCGATCATGGCCGGCGTCAGCCGTGGGGCATTGAGGCCTTTTGCTTGGATCTCTTGCTCTAGTGCTGCTTCATTGCTAGGCATCGCGTCTTCCTCTAGTGGGTGCGATAACAAAAAAGCCCCGCACAAGGCGAGGCCGAAAGGTGTAGGTCCCGATTCCCCGCACGTCTACGGGGCGATACCTGTACTCAGGTCGCGCAGTGTGCTGCGTGTGGCGCGTAGCCGATCGCAAGCAGGCCGGGGGTTTGATGGGCGCATGGTGGCGAGCCATTCAAACGGCCTTTAGCGCCCGAAACTGGTATTTGATTGCCGACTGAAGCGCGGATTGGCTTTCGAATCGGCATAAAAAAACCGACACAGAGGTCGGCAGGACCAAAAAAGCCCCGGCATTTCTGCAGGGGCTTTCTGTGAATCGTTGTGCGTGGATGAAGTTTGGCGACCGAACCACGCACAAAAACTAAACCGTAGGAGGTTCATCAGTACCTAACGCGCGGGCTTGAGCGACCAAACTTTCCCCCACGCATCACCTCAACCCAGTTACGAATTGAGCAAGCCGAAACGCTCAGGGCGAGCATTTACAGCATGGGGAAATCATGCAGCCAGCCGCACGGGAAGTCAAGGAGTTTTTCTCACGTATTCACGCCGCCTCTTTCCACTGGTACAGCAGGCCAGAAACCGGTGCCAGCGCGGCCTTGTCCATGTCGTTGCAGGCCTGGAAGAAGGCGTCGATGTGTGACTCCCACTCACGGGTCCAGTTCTCGCTGCACAGGCGCACGCCGTACTCGTCGAAGAGCCAGGCGCGGAAGGTCTCAGGGGTCGGCAGTGGGTCAGGTGTAGAGCTCTGCCCTCCCTGATGCTGGCGGCGGTAACGGTAGAGCACGCCCTTGGCGACGTATTGCGCCTTCTCGCGCTTGGCTTCTGTCATGCGCGGCAGCTTGGCGGCGGCCATGGCGAATACCAGCTCCTCGGCAATCTCCCGGTGGTCGTCGTCGGCCAGTGGCGAGTACATCCAGTGGCCGAAACACTGCAGGCTGGCCGGCAGCGTACCGATGACCGACTGCACCATTCCGCACAGCGCCTGATCGAGCGCCACGTCGGTGCGGCGGTCCTTCTCGGTCTTCTGGACGCTGGCTCCTAGCTGGCCAACCTCCAAGGCATAGGCAGTAGTCGATTCACGGCGCTGGTACATGCTGTCATGCCAGAGTTGACGCGCGCTGCCCATCTTCATGCTGCTTCCCCCTTGAGCATGTCGGCTGACACGATGATTCGCCCCACTTCGCCATGCTCGGCGTGGTAGGTGATGACCTTGGCGTCGCGCCCGCTCATCCACCCGCCTCGGCTTGCGTGACTGTCTGGCGCGGCCAGGGTGCGGTGCTGCTCAATCTGCATGGTGTTCGTCTCGCGCAGGACGTTGTGATGCAGGTGGCCGGTGTGCGCGTAGCTGTGCTTGGTGCGGCCGAAGACTTCGCGGAACTTGGCGATGAATACCGTTTCGAGGGAGTCCATCCGCTTCTTGTGGCCGTGGTGGAAGAACAGCGACGTGCGGCCGTGTTCGATGCAGTAGTACGGATCCGGGCGGGTGATGACCTCGATGCGGGGCTCATCCGCATACAGGGCGGCGAAAAGCTCACGCAGCCAGGCGCTCGATGCTAGATCGTGGTTGCCCTCAGCCATCAGGAGAACGACGCGCTCGTGCTTCTGCAGCAGCATGGCCGTCACGCGGCGGATGACGCTGATCGCCACGCGGACCAGCTTCTGGAACCGAGTGTCGGCGTCGAGGACGTGGCCGGATGTCGGGGTGACAGCCTGGATACCATCCCAGTGCAGCAGATCCCCAAGTTGAGCGAATACGCCGGTATGGGAGTCAGGCGCCTGGGCGATGGCGGCACCAAACCAGCCGACCAGCGTGTCCTCGGCGATCTTCATGTCCCATGCTGCGCCCGTCTCCTCCGCCCAGGCATTCATGCCGAGGTGGTAGTCGGTGATGACGTAGCAGTTGAGTAGGTGCGCAAGCGTATGCAGCGGAGCCGGCAGCGCTTTTTCTGCCTTCAGCTCTTCCTGCATTGCCGCAACGGTTGCCCGCATGGCGGCCAGCTGCTTCACCATGTCAGGCGAATATCTCGGCCAGGTCTTTTCGATCTCGCCGTTCTTGCCGCGCTGCACGGTCAGCTTGGAGAGCAGGAACGTCTCAGGCGCGCCGATTGTCAGCCCATGCTCAGGACTCCAGCCTTCTCGCGCGAAGCGAGCCTTGTGCTCCCATACCCGGCGCTCATGCAGATTCAGGATCTTTGCGGCGGCAGCCACAGTGCGGCCAGTCAGCGCGGCCTTGATTGTCTCGTCGTCGTGCTTGCGTGCGGCCATCAGGCTGCCTCCCCGTCTATCTCTGAAATGGTCACCTCGACGCACCCTAGGGCCTTGATAGGGCCTCTTTTGATGGTCAGATGGTCGATCTGGCTGTCGTCTTCCCAGGCTCCGCCATGGGTGAGCGCGTCGAGCAATCCTTTGCAGAGGTTGTCCAGGTCACGGCGGCGACGGTCAGGCGGGCAAGCGGTGATGACCACCTGCAGGCGCCCTTCCATCTTTCGCACGCCGGCCGACTGGCACAGAGCGGTTACGTCCTTGCAGTAGCTACGCCCCTTGGCGCTGATCAGCGTCTTGGCGCCAACGCGGCGGTAGTAGGTGTTGTTGCTCGGCGGCCAAGGCAGGCTGATGGCTGTCATCTACCGGCCCTCGCCTTCATCCACTCGGCAACCGCAGGCCGCACAGTTTCTGGTACACGATCCATCAGCTCGCGCCCCCTCGCCTGCCGCGATGGCCCGGTCATGCCCTTGAGCTTGTGCAGGATCAGATAGCCGTGCTTCTGCGCTTCGATCTTCATCCGCTCCGCTGCTGGCAATGAGGCCAGATTGAATGAGCCATTCCCGGCCAACGCCGTCGTAGTGCTCGCCGTCATTGCCGTTCTGTCCTATCACGTCGATTCGAGAGAGCTTCATGCGCTGGCCAGCCCGCTCAGTGCCTCAGCCTTCAGTGCGGCATAGGCCACACAGTCTTCGGCGCTGTCGGCGTGGTAGGTCGTGTTCTGCCACTGGCGAACGTCCTTCAGGATCTGCAGCAGCAGCCAGCCTTCTGCCTCAGTCAGGTTCCGGCCGGTGATCGCGTTGAACGCCTCAACGGTGCGCCACATAGAGCGCTCGCCATCCTGGGCGTCGTACTGCTTGCCGCGCTCTTCCATCAGGGCTTGGGCTTTACCTAGGAACTCGTGAGCTTTCATTGCGGCTTCCTCGTTGCTCTGTTGTTTGCGATCAGGGGTATCTGGCCGGGCTTTAGCGGCCATGGGTGTTCCTTGCGGCAGTCGTGGCACCAGACGATCTGGCGGCTGCTGAATGCCGTGGTGTCGTGGTTGGCGTTGGTGGGGCATGGGACTTTCA